GCTTTGCGGGTGCGATTGGTAACAATAGGACCCTTGATAACGCCGGTGCCAAGCACTGCAGCGTCGTGAATCATCTTACGCAATTCGCCGTTGTAGCCACACTCGACCAACTGATCGTCGATCTCGGTCTGCATGGCCAGTGCTTTCTTGTTTGCCTTGTCCATGATCTGGCGGGCAAGGTCTTTCATCCGCATCGGCTGGCCGGCTGGATTCATTGGCGGCGGCATGCCGGTTGCTCCGGTCTGCTCCATCGCCATAGCACCGAGACCCTGCTGCGGCATTGGTGGTGCTGGCGGCATGCCGGGTTGCGGCATCTGCGGCGGCATACCGGGTGGCGGCATCTGCGGCGGCATGCCGGGTTGCATCTGTGGTTGCATCTGTGGTTGCATGCCGGGTTGCATAGCAGCTTGCTCACCGGCTAAGCTTTCATCCTGCGACATCCCTACCAGCTTCGGATTAGGTGTCGGCTGGATACCCCAGTTGCGGTCATCCGTTGGTAGCAGGATGTCAGCGATCCGGGCCTCAGCGGCGTTTGTCTTCTGACGCGTCATACCGATAAAGACGGTAGACCGATGCGGCTTAGCGCCTTGTGTCGTAACAGGGTAACCCTGCTCAACTGACGTCATCATCTGCGACGCTGCGCGGTTGACGTTGTCCTTGGCGTTGTACTGATCCTCGTCCTCGAGCCATCGCTTGTCAACGCCATAGGCGTAGCGAGTACGAATCCACTCGTCACGCTGAGCGGCCATCGTATGGCCAAAAGCCTGCAACCGCTCTTGGGTTTTTTCGGCTTGGTCCTCTGGAGAAATCTCTTCGATCTCTACGTCGATCTCTACAGGATCAGCTGGATTAATCATTGGTTAGTACCCCATCTCTTGATCGAAAATGCCGAAGCTCGCCACTGGGGCGATTCGGTTTGTGCGTATTCTAGTCTCAGCTTCTTCCTGTGTCTTGGCGAATCGGCGCATCATCATGCCGTACCTAGTCGCTGACATCAGGTCATCCGTCATCTTGACGACCAGTCCATCCTTACGGTGATACAGGCGAAACTCCTCAAACCAATCTTGTAGATGAGCAAACACCTTCAACCGTTGGGTCTGCATGCGTGCCAGCATCTCAGCTAGACCAGCCTCAACGCCGTTGCTGCCATCCTCGAACATTGCCCGATCTTTCATCAGGACAAGACCCTGATCGCGGTATTGCTTGGCCAGCTGTTCGCCGCTGCCCTTGTCACGTTGCAGGCCATCATGCGGCCAAGCGATAGGCACCCATTCGCCCCGGGCCCGAATGCTTGCAGCGTGCATGATGATCGACTGGTCCTTGACCCGGTAGCAGTCGGTCACGTAGAGCACGTCATTGTCACGGTCCCACGCCATCCAAACCGCAGCGGTTGGGTGGTCGATACCGAAGTCAAGGCCGACAACTCGTGGCCAATGCGGCGGGATCGGAAACGCTGTGACCTTGATACCCTCTTCAACAATCGGGAACACGCGTCCTGATCCCAGAATCGGAATACCCTTGGCCCGTGCTTCGCGCTCGTGCTCTGGATAACCTGCAATGATCGCTTCGCGCTGTTCAGGCGTGTAGTGCTCCGCGTCCTCAATCGTCATCGTCGTAACGTGACTAGCCGCTGGCTTCTCAAGCAGGAACCGCTTAACCACTTCGGACATGCCGAGCAATGGCGTAAACGTCACAAAGACCTGACCGGCTGTTGCGTTCGTCCGTGTCAGGCCCTCAGAGTAAATCGGTAGTGGCGGCTCTTCGTCAAACCATACAAGGTCAACGGTGTCGGCCTGCCACTTCGTGCGGCCCTGATCGTATGACAGGAACTGCACCACCGAGTCCTCGCCACAGACGTGGCGGACCACAATGCTTGATACGGCGTCAGGCACACCCTGCTTCATGCTGGTGTCCTTGACACAATCGTGGGGTATTGCGCCAGTGCCCCACTCTTCCCGCATCTCTGGCGGGCCAAGCAAAAGCCGCTGCACACCCTTACGTGTCAGCTCAGCTGACTCTGATCCGACCATTGACCGGATCGCATACGGGTAGCGTTTACCCTTCCACCAATCAGGGTAACGACCGGTCAGGTGCATAGCGACTTCGTACGCACCGGCCCATGTCTTGCCAAGCTGATTGCCTGCCATGAATAGCCGCTCACGGTAATCGGCGCCGGCGTTGTGGAACTCGACCTGCTTGGCGTATGCATGATAAGCGGCCAGCCTGTTACGTTTGGCCCGGATATCCTTTAAACGCAGCAACTCGTACAGCTCCCGCTTTTCCTCCGGCGTCAACAGCGTTGTGTCGATATCGGCCAGATTCATCTTGCGGCCCGAGCAAGTAGCATTGCCAGACGCTGATCAAGCTGTTCGCCTGTAAGCTCGAGACTGCCTGACATTTTGATTTCAACGGCTTTCAGCTTCGGCTGCGTGTAGCTTAATATCTCCGACAACATCCGCACCCGAACGTCGGCCTCGAGCTCGTACCGACGCGCTGGCTGGCCAGTATGCGGATCGATGACAACTTCACCGTCCCCATCAACAATCGGCCGACCCTTGAGAATGCGTGCAAACTCAATCGCTGGATCGAGTCCCTCTTCGATCAATGCCTCAGAGACCGCAGTCAGATTGATTCTGAGCGGGTGCTTGATCCCTGAGCTTTTACGCATAGCATGCGCTCGTCCCGTCTTGGGACCAGCGTCCTCAAGGTCTTCAGGCGACGCCAGACGTGGCGGCGCTCCGTTTAGTTCAGCCAGCCTTTTTGGCCTTGTTTTTACTTTTGCCATCTGTCATTGCCCCTCTCAACAAACCACCGTCATCATTCCTTGCGCTGATCGCTTTAGCCTTTGCCCGGGCGTCCTCTTTACTGCTGGCACCCCACGCGTTCAGGCTAAGCAATAAACGCGTCGGCTCACCGCCTTTGCGCTCAGGGCCGGGCATGTTCCCCATCCTTGCCAGAAACGATGCACGGCGCGGGTTGTCGCCAGCTTTGACGGGGGCTTTAAGACTCATGCCCTCCGCCTTTGCACTAGCCCGGCCTTTGGCGTTTAGGCCGCCGGTCGGTGACTTACCCTCCTTGCGCTGCCAAGCGGGGGTCTTCACTTCGACCCCATCGCTTTGCGGATGATCCCCGTCTTGGCCGTCTTTGCTGACTCCTGAAAGTCGGCCTTGCTGGGCGCGCCCTTGCTTCCGACTTTGCGCATACGTTCACCCGAGCCAGAGGCTATGCGGGCCCTCTTGGCTTGGATGTTGGCGTACAAGCCGGGCTTTTCCATCGTTACACCATGCCGTTAATGATGCCGCCCGAAAAGCCGGGCACGTTGCCGCTCTTCATGCCGCCCTTGTACTCAGGCTGAGTTTCATTGGTGCCGGGCATTGGAACCGATACCTTGCCCGGAATTTCGCCTTTGCCTTGTTGCTGGTTGCTACCGACTGGTGCTCCGGGCGTAGCGCCCGGCATTGCTGCTGCGTTTTTCATCATTCCTCCTGCTGCGCGGATTAGATTACGGGATTTTGGGTTTGAATATTCTTGCATGGTAGTACTCCGATCAGGCCATCATGTTTGACTGCTTCGGCCGGCTGGCCGCTTCCTCATTCCAAGCCGCCTTGTAAGCCTCTGGCTTCTCAGTAGCTTGTTCTTCCGAGCTTTCGCCCTCTTCCTCGGCCAGCATGTTGTCAACGTAATCGCGGCACTCTGCCACGCTTTCGCAGACGTATGGCTGCTCCATCTCGTCGGAATCGACAGTGATTTTGCCGCTGTCTTCCATCGTAATCGTGATTGTTTTCGCCATTTATGGGCTCCAGATAGACAAAAAGCCACGTCAATGCGCGGCTTTTTTGCACGTTTTTCGCGGACGCGGGGGTGCCCAAAAATTATATGATTTCCATTTAGGCACGTCAAGCGTCAATTTTCAAGTAAATAGTGTTGTATTTATACAACAGTCAGAAAGTTAAGTCTAGGAAACATGCGGGTCTTTTAAAAATACAAAGGCTACCTTTTAAACATACAAAGTGACATTGACAGTGTCTGTCATCTATAGTTGAGTTGTTGGACAAGCAGTACCGCGAAGGATTCAGCGGGATACAAAAAGGAAACCACCGGAGTTCTGATCTAAGCGTGGTGAGCGCAAGGGACCAACCGGCAGACCGCTAAGACCTAGTCCCCAAGACTAGCGAGTGCGAAGGAAACCAAAGGGCAGCGTGCTGTTCTTTGGCGGCGCAGCAGGCTGCCGACAAATGCTTGCACTTTAAAAGGAAACATTATGAGCAACGACTTAACAATGTACGGCGTAGACGACATGAAGGTTTATTTTGAAAACGCCAAGGCAAACATGACGTACAGATTCACTGGCGGTTTTATGATCGTGGCTGGCCTGATGTCTGATGCACAAGAACTGATGGCGTACGGCAACATTGAAGAAGCAAGGCAGACACTTAATCGCGCTAAATACTTGCAATTCAAAATTGCAGCCGGCGAAATGGAATTTAAAACCGAAAGGGTAGAAGCATGAAATACACAGTTGACTACTACGACGATGAAG